GCTACTTCATCTGGTAAATAAAAGAACCACGTATCGCCATCTTTCGAAAAACGACTTGGTTCTGCTTCTACTTCAATCACTTGTCCGTCCGGTTTAGTTCCTGAAAAGCATAGCGTATCTGCCGTTGCACTGTAAGGAGCAAAACCCACGCTTAGATGAAAAGGCTGAATATAGCCTTTGTCGCCCTGCATAAGCCTAAAAGGTCGACTTACAAACGTTGTAACTTTTTGCAAGTCTAATTCCAGCATAGGCAAAGTTATTTTTTGTTCTGCCATTTAATTCTCCTTCCTAAACTCCGCATTTCTCTTTGATTTTTCTAAGCTGTTCAAAATTCAGGTCAACGCCACCAATTCCTAAAGAATACAGACCTATCCAGCTACCACGACCACCATCGCCACCAGCCGAGGTATAAGTGAAGCCATAATCGCCACTTATAACTGCATATCGTTCATGACCAGCAGCATAGAGTCCGGGGTTTGAAGTCGAATTGATATAAACTTGTCCAGAAATAGTCGCACCAACAATTTTGCCACCATTGATGGTTGTTGAATTAATAGTGTACGCGTCTAAAGTCTTACCGGCTATCTCGTCGGCATAAATCTTTGAGTCGCCACCCATCAAATGGTCGCCCCACTTAAACCCCGAAGAATTGATTAAAAAGCTGCCGTCCTTACTTCTAATTTCTTTAATTTCCGGAACACCAGCAATCGGTTGTCCATCTTGACCTATCAAAGTGATAGGACCATTAGAGTTTTGAGCTAAAACCTTATCAATTGAGCTTTTAGTCGAGTCTATCCGTTTAGTTAACTTATTGTTGAAGTCGTTAATCATCGACCTAGCTCTTGCTTCTTGGTCGGATAGACTACTGTCGACTTCTGCCTTAACGCTGTCTGTTGCCTGTGTAGCTTCAACTTCTCGCTCAGCTTGTCGCTTAATGCTTTCAGTTCCAGACTCAATTTGAGTTGCGTTATCGTCTAGTAAATCACGAGTTAACTTAGTTACTCGCAAGAAGTATACAAGCTTCCAACCAGAGCCATATCTAACGACGCTGAAATTGTCGCCTAGATTAATCTTTCGCTTAAGACTAGCTACAGTAGCTTTAACGGTCGGCTGTGGTTCGGACAATTTAAGCAACTGCTGATAAGTCTTAGTAAGCAGTTGCGCCGGGTCTTTTTCGTCGTCAAACTCAAAAATAGCAAGTCTAGGCTGTTTAACTCCTGACGAGTCGGTCCAGCCATACTTAGCCGTCTTTTCTGGTAATTCAACGAAGTTTTGACCGCTAGGTTTATCAACCGGGTTGCCACTCGATTTATTCCAAACAACAGAAGAAAAATCAATCTTACGAGTATATCCGCCAGTAGCTTCTCCGCTTTCGTCGGTTTTCTCAACTCCAGAACCACGACCGATTGCTCCCGTGTACAGGTCCGTTTGGTCGCTTGCAAAGTCAACTTTCAAAGCATTACTGCCGTAAACGAAACGATAACCAGTATCACGTCCTAAAGCCTTAGTTAACTTGCAGACCTTAGCCGTTATCTTACCGTTTGTAATACGATAGATAAATTGAAATTCTAAGCCGTAAAGCTCTAATACTTTCTTTAAGGCTTCTCTGCGACTTACATAGTAAAAATTGAAGTCTTGATTGACTGTTTCGTTAGCCGTATCAGCTCCGACTTCGTAAGTCCAAGTTGAGCCGTTAAAGATTGCATCAAGTGCCACTGAAAGCTTAGACGATTGAAAACGTCTATCTTGAATATAGCCTTGAGTATAAAGGTCATCGCTAGCTCGTTCAATCGCTGTAATATCAATCAGACTATCGCCGAAGCTAACTTTTTCAATCTTAAACATATAAAAGCCATCGCCTTGTTCAGTAGCAACTGCAATATACATAGATTTTAAGATATCGTCTTTGTTGCTTTGATTTAAAGGTAATTCTAGCGTTAATTGGTGGTAAACATTAATTTCCTCTTCAATTTTTGCGCTGATAGCATTAGTCTTGATTGCTACCAGCTGGTCATTAGCCGTATATAGTAACAATCTCATAAGTGCTTACTCCTTAACTTTAAATACAGCCTTGCATTAGCATTATCAACGCTAATAACGTCTTGATACTTAACTACGAAGTTCTCAAAGTCGCTTGTTAAGTCTAATAAATCCAATTTCAAATTATTGTTAAGATAAATTGCGCTGTCTTCTTCTGGTATATCGCTAAAAACAATTCTAAGCGTATCTCCTGCGTTAAAACTTCCGACAAGTTTAATTACCCTCGTATCATTTTTAATAGCAATTGAGCTAGTTTTAGAGCCGATAACAAGTTTAATCTCGTCCGGTAGGGTTTCAAAGTAAGCCGGCTCACTGATACGAACAACTCCGTCTTCCGAATTATCGTAAGTTACCGGCTCAATCCTGCGTTTAAACGGGCTTGTACACTCGATTGTGAAGCTTCCTTTTGCAAAGTTCTGACCTGCTGCCGGTTCTTCAACGCTAGTAACCGTTCCAGTCCAAAAATAAAACGGGTCATCGTAAAACTTAAAATCGAACCTTTTAGGACTCAACAAATAATTGAGTAGTTCGAATTTTTCTCGATAATCCGTATCATTTTTTGCTAGCAACCGATAAGTAACCTTAATTGACCGATTAGCATATCTAGCATTTAAGAACATTGAGCCGTCCGAACCTGCGACCTCTTGCGTGTTTATGCTATGCGGTACTAGCTCACGACCTGAAACAGTAAGAGTATAAAAGCCGTCTATCTGGTCCTCAATCGGTATACCGTTAACATAAATAGCTTCCGGAGAAAGTACCGGACGTGTTAACGGCTTTTTGTTTATGTCTTGAAACTCGTAATAAGTCATTAAATCCGCTTCTTTCTAAGAGCTACTTGCTCGTCTTGCTTCTTGCTAATATCGTCTACAAAGGTTTCAAAGTCTTGACCGCCAAGTGACAAAGTAATGTAAGCAGGCTTGTTATCAAAGCTAATTTCTTGGTCAATTGCTCCGCTAACTGCTGCATAGGCTTTGTTGTTCAAAGAGTCAAGACTAGCGTTAAATTGTCCTGCGTCTACGTTTGGTAATGCAAAAGTTAACCCATCAAAGTAGCCGTTAACTGTGTTGACTTGGTCTTTAACAAGCGTGAAGTTGTCCTTTAACCCTTGAGCAAGACCGCCCATGATAAAGCGACCAGCTGGTATAAGTAAGCGTTTGTCGTAACTTTCAGGTCCTTTGTGGGACTTAATCCAGTTACCAATACCACCAACAAAATCTTTAACTGTATTCCAGACGGCTTTTAATCCGTTCAAGAACGAGTTCATAATATGTCGACCTGCTGCTCCTAAGTCAAAGTGAACTGCTGACTTAATCGCCCTTACACCAGCATTGAATAGCGATTTAATACCGTTCCAGATACTTGAAATAACTGATTTAACAGCATTCATTACCGTAGTAATAACTGATTTAACGCCGTTAATACCTGCTGTAACAACTGATTTAATACCATTCCAGATAGTCATTACGAAAGTTTTAATCGCATTCCAAACTGCCGTCCAGTCGCCTTTGATTGCTGCGGTAATAGCTCTAATTATCGCTGCAATTGCGTTAATCACAGTTGCAATAGTATTAACTATCATGTTCCAAATAGTAACAATCACGGTCCAGATAACATTCCAGATGGTGTTCCAAATGGTGCTAATAACACTTAAAGTAGTGCTGATTATTGTTGAGATAACCGTAATTGCGGTACTAATAGCAATTTGAATGCCTTGCCAGATAACTTGAACTATCGGACCTAATACAGACCAAACCGCACTCCAGATTATTTGAATATTAGTTAAAAAGTTGTTAATCATAGTACCGATAATTCCAACTGCAACACTAATCACAACTTGGATACCTTGCCAAACAACGCCCATCACGGCGCTAAAGCCTTGCCATGCAATTTTAAGCGCTTGAATTATCGGACTAAATACAATCATTAAGCCTTGCCAGATAACACCAGCTACAGTAACTATGCCATTCCATAATTGACTAAAGAAGCTTGAAATGCCGTTCCAGATATTTTTAACGTTGTTAACGAAATTGCCAAAGAAGCTAGATAAGCCATTCCATACCGTAGTAGCAATAGTTACTATCGCATTCCACAACGTACTAAAGAAGTCCTTTAAGGCGTCCCACAAGTTCTTAAAAGCGTCAATAATCGGCTGAATAGACTGTAAGAATTGTTGCCAGTAAGGCTGAATAGCTTGAACTATGCCATTCCATAACTGACTAAAGAAACTAGCTACACCATTCCATGCCGAGCTAATGCCTTGAACTATTCCATTCCATAACTGACTAAAGAATTCTTTGAGCTTATCCCAGATATTTTTAATTGCGTCAACAATAGGTTTGAAAAAGTCTTTAATGCCGTTCCAAGCCGTCTTAGCAACGTTGACAATATTATTCCAAAGATTGCCAAAGAAGCTAGATAAGCCATTCCATACCGATTTAGCAGTATTAACAATTGCATTCCATGCTTGACCTAGCCAGCTTAAAAAGCCAGACCACATTTTTTTACCGGTATCAGTAAAGCCAAAGAACCAGACAAGAGCTGCAACGACTGCTGCAATTGCAATCGGTATCCACATTAAAGGGTTTGCATCAACTGCAGCATTAAACGCCCATTGAATAGCGGTTGCCACCTTAGACTCTTTACTAAATCCTTCTAACGCTGTCTTAGCTTCTTTAACACCTTCTGCTGCACGACCGCCTTCTTTAAAAGCCTTCCAACCAGCTTTGAATGCTTCTAATGCTCCTTTTGTAGCTCTAGCTGAACGAGTCAATTTCAACATACCATTAGTAGCTACCGCAAAAGTACCTGTACCAACTGCTAATGCTTGGAACCATGGCTTTCCGGATAATTTCTGTAAGCCAGTAACCAATTTAAGTATTACTTTAGTAGCCTTAGTAACTACTGGTGTAATAGCTGTAAAAGTTGAGTTAACATTATCCTTCATTCGGTCTAAAGTCTGCGCTATTGAACCTAAGCCGGCTTCTTTAAACCCTTGGTCAATAGCTGTTAGCATGTTAGCTAAATTTTTGACTGTAGCATTCTTCAGGTTTTCAAAACTAGTCTGAATACCTGCCGAGTTCTTTTTGGCTAAATCAGCAAAACCACCAACGCCCTTGTTAAGCTCAATAAATTTGTTGTTTAACTGGTCCATCGTTATTTGTCCAGATTGTAATGCTTTGAATAAATCATTTTCGGCTGACTTACCCGTAAATCCAAAAGCGTTAGCTACTTTTCTAAGGGCTATCGGCATAGTTTCTTGAAGCGTTCGATAACTCATCAAGTCAACCTTGCCAGTAGATAGCATTTGAGTGTACTGTTGTAATCCACGACTAGCATCGGCACCACTAGCTCCAGAAGCGAGAAAAGCGTTGTTAAGAGCTATCGCAGATTGTGCAGCCTTTTTAGCCGAGCCGGTTAAAGGCGCTAGCTGTTGAGTAACCGAAGTGATATCTTGCAAAGAAGTTGGTAAGCCTTCAATTCCTTTGACAAGCAGCTTAGTTGAGCTTGCAACGTCCTTGGTGCTGTAGCCTAAGGCTTTCATAACTACCGGATATTTGTTTAAAGTATCGAACCGCTGAATAGCCGCTCCTAAATTGTCTTTTACAGTGTCAATTGCTCGATTAACTACAGCCATTACAGCTCCACCAATAGCAAAGCCTTTGAAAGAACTAACTCCTCTATCGGTTTCACGAGCTAAACCACTAAGTGAACTCTCAGCATTCTTGCAAGTCTTATTAAATTGCGAGTCGTCTAGTACAAGTTTGGCTTTCGCTTCTAATGCCATATATTAGCCTCCTCTCTTTATAAAATTTTCTTTTCGGCTTCGGTTCTATCCGACCAAGCCTTTATTTTTCCTGCCTTTTTAAGAGCTTCAAATTCTCTTAATTTTTCGGCAAAATTAAACTCTTGTTTTTCTTCGTTTGTCTTGAAATCTGGTTCAAATTGCGACCTAATCTTAGTTACTGCTTTTTCGTAATCGTAAAGCTTGTCGAACCGGTCGTATACAAGCCGTGTGTTGTTTCCTGAACCTTTAGTAGACTTCATAACTTGATTGAAAAACGCTACTTGCGCTGCTAGCTTGGATAGATAAGCGTCTTTGAGTGCGTAAGCTTCCATTCTTAGCTCGTACTCTTCGAAACTCTGGTCGTCCACGTCCTCAAGGCTTGTAAACCCTAAAAAGGCTAAGCTGTTCAACTGAATTTCTCGGTACTGCTGCTCGCAAGTTACTAGTTGCTTTTCTGTTTCTCGGCTTGTTCCTCGGCTTTTGTCAAAGTTGCTAGTGTGCGCTTCGTTGCGCTTGAAGCTTTTAAACAGCCCATAACCTCGTCAAAGGTTTGTTCTAAATCGTCTAATTCGTCCAAAGAGTCATAAATTTGTTCCATTGTAGGTCTAGGACTGTTCTTATATGCTGCACAGTAGATAACCTTTGCGAGTGCGTCCGGGTCGTATTGCAATAGCGGTGGCAAAATCAAAGTGAAGCCCATACCAATATTGAAACCATCACGTTCAATACCAAAAGCCTTATTCAATTCGTGAACAAAACGAACTCCGAAAACGAGTTCAATATCATTGCCATTAATACTTAAATTTAATTTTGGTGCTGCCATAAATCCTCCTGAAAGCAGAAAAAGAGCCAGCCAAGGCTGTTAAGTCCTGACTAGCTCCTTCCTTTACTCTGATAATTCTTCAACAATAATTGCTGTGCCTTTTAAGCTGTTCAATCGCTTAGAAAGCTTATATTTTTTCGGCTGGTCGTCGATTGTTAAGTAAGCCCACGTCCTAGGGCAAGACTCAATCAATCGAACTGTTAACTGCTCAATTTTAATTGAGTCAAATAATTCCTTTTGTCTGGTTAGTCCTAAATCAGTGACGTTAGCGTAAGTTTCAAGCACTAATTCCGCTCCGCCCTCGTACTTTGAGGTTTTAGGGTTGTAGCGCTTCTTGCTGTCGCTGTAGAATCTAACCTTGCTGTCGTATCTCATTCAGCAGCCTTACCTGTAGCACTACCTACTCCACGGTCGGTAGCTTCATTGTAAGCCTTGCCTCCGCCTTGCTTATCGCTATCAGAAACAACGCCGATACCTTGATAAGCGTAGGATAAAGCTTCTTTAATGTTAGCGTCTAAATCAGTCCATCCGTATTGCGGAGTTCCATCGCATTTAAATTCGCATTCACGAGTCGAATTATCGCCATCATCGTTTTTAGCTGAATCAGATGAAACAGTACCACGAACGTAGCAACCAAAATACTTGCCTTCGCTATTCTTGCGGTCAAGTTGAACTTGCCATAATTCCGCTGGTTCTGCATTAACGATTGAAGTTCGAATATCGTCTGAAACTTTTGAAATATTGTCAACGAAAGAGAACTTGATAGTAGTTTCAAGACTACCATTAGTTGAAAGTGAGCCAGTCTTAGTGCTTGTACTATCGCCATCTCGTTTAAATTCAAAATCTAAACTAGTTTGATAGTTAATAATCGCTGCTTTTTCAGTTGCAGCATTTTTTTGCAATCTAAAAAGCCCAAGAACATTTGAGCCATTGATTTTTTGAGGTTGTGCCATCTATAGCCCTCCTAATATCTAAATTTGAAACTTAAATTTGTGTGATTAAGTGGTGTTGTAGTTGATGTATCTAGCAAGTTTACCGCCTGATAATCATCTACTACAGCCACTAAGCTAGTATCTCTAAGCCATATACCAGTAAGTCCGACCGCTTCAATCTTCTGTTGCATTTCTGCAAGTTCAAGCTTCTGGTCTAACGTACCGAACAGGTCAAGATTGATTGTTATTTCGCCATCAAAACCTGTTTTAGTGCTTCCGCCATTTAAAGTAGCTTGATTGACTCTAACGAACGGATAAGGCGCTTTGTCGTCTGATAAGACTTCATATGTATCAAAGCCTAATTCTTGACATTTAGCGAAAAAATAATTGAAAAGTGCTAGTGAAATATGCATTATTTGATGTCCCTCTTCAAGTAATACTCGATAACACTAGGCGCTCTTTTCTTTATCATGTCAAGCGTTGGCTTGAATACCGGCATTGCGTTCATCTTTCGAGTGCCATACTCGGTATAGACTGAATACTCTGTTTTTGGGTCTAAGACAATCGTCTTCTTGCCATTTTCCCAGTAAACAAGCGTGTTGCGCTGTTGGTTACCGGTCCAATATCCATGAGTATACTTTGCGCGTTCCATTGCTCTAGCTTCTTTTTGCCATTGAGACCCCAAAGCGACCGAAGCCTTTTCTAAAGCCTTACCAGAAGCCATTGTTCTTAGCTCAGCAGTTAGTTGGTCTAAGCCGTCCCACTTAATTCGAAAAGTCATTTAATAACCTCCCGCTAGCTCTGCCACTAGCCTGATTGCTTAAAGCTCTAGCATACGGGTTGATAAAGCGCACTTCATTAGCCTTGTTATTCTTGTCTTTCCACGCTTTGATATCTTCTTCAAAGTCTGCAAAATCGTTTGAATTGAAAGTGATACTTTCGCCCTCTTGACTGTAAGACGCCATACCCTCGTTTTTAAGACGATTGTAGCGTCTTACTGATACTTCGACTACTATATAACTCAACTCGTCTGGTACTTCGTCAGAAGCGCTTAAACCGAGTCTAACTCGCAATGCTCGCTTAGTGTTGTCTATAATCACATTGATTAAATCATCTTTGGCGCTATCTTGAAGCATTAATAGCGCCTTAATATTAGCTAAATAGTCCATAATAGCGCCTTTCTATGCTACTTGCTTGCTGTTGCAGTTCTAATATCAGATACGATAATACCAGCTGAAATTTCAGGATAAAGAACAGAAGCAGTAGTTACTACAGTTTCGTAACTCATAGCATTCAACAATTCATTGTGAGCTACGCCGATTAAACCAGTTTGGTCTGTAGTAAAGTTAAATGCTCCGGATAAGTCGCCGTGTAAGTCTGCGTAAGCTAAGTTAATGTTGTCTGGTGCAGTAACGTAAATCTTACCAGCAGGAACAGAAGCAGATAAGATAACTGCGCTAAAGCCCATAAAGTTCTCAATGTAGTTCAAGCCGAAAGCAGTTTGAGTAGATACAGGAGCTTGAGCTAAGTATGCGTACACGTCCAAAGGATTGATAAATGCTACAGGTTGTACTCCGTAACCTTCCCAAACTACATTAAATTGACCAATTGCGTTAGCAACTGCAGCTTGAAAGCCTACACCGTTTGTTGAAGTAGTACCAGTTGCAGTAGTCAAAAAATTAAACCAGTTAGACTTAACTTGGTCTTGAACTAAGCGCAATAATTTTTGGTCTGTAGTTTGAACTGCTTGATTAAAACCGCCTTTTTGAATTGCTTCAGCAGTTGTAATCTTACGCCACTTGTTAAATTTGAGTTCTTGCGTGCCAGCTTCCTTGCGAGTTACCTTTGATAAAGGGATAATTTCGCCTTCTGCAACATCGCCAGAAGCTAACGTACCTTCTGTTTTGTAAAACTTAATAACAGAACCTTGTGATAATGCTTGCTTACGAGTAACTCCTAACACGTTTAAGAGAGTTGATAAGCCTTGTGAAAATTGTTCTGTAAAGTCGATTGATTGAGCTACTAAATCAGTAGTCTTAATAGTGTTTGCGTCAACTGCCATAATTTTCTCCTAACTAGTTGTATAAACTTAAATTGCTCTTGATTGCTTCTAACCGCTTAGCAGGGTCTGCAATCTTATTAATTTCATCTCTAGTAAGTGAAGCCTTACCAGATGTTCTAGGCGTATGCCCTGTGTGATATTCCTTGCGGATACCAGTTTCTAAAGCTTGGGCAAACTTGATGAAAGCCATAGTACGTTGAGTTGTGACTTCGTCTGTATCTCCTACAAGCATATCTAGAACGCCATCACTTGAGTAATTAAGTAAGCCAGCATCTTGTAAGTCTTTCTCAACCTGTCGACTAGCCTTAATTCGTTGGTTTTCGAGTTGCAAAGCTTCAAGTTGCTTCTTAGCTTCGTCTAACTCGCTTGCTTGTTCATCGTTAGCCTTGTCTTGTTGAGTAAACTCTTGTAATTGCGCTCTTAAATCGGCTACTTGGTCTGCCAGACTACTGTTTTCAGCTGTCTTTTTGTTCAAGCGTTCTTTAAGCTTAGATACAACATCGCCAGTCTTGCTTTCGCCTTTGTCGTCCTTAGGGTTGACGTCATTATCCTTAGGTTCAACTGTAGGCTTAACGTCTTGTTCTTGATTGTTCTTTAAGTTATTGTCTACCATCGTTGTTGTC